ACAAGCTCCAAAAAGGGTTTGATGGGTTTTCCTTCCCTGACCCCCCCCTGTTCAGCTTTGCGATCTCTTTTTGCGGCGTTAGCCAATTTTGTGCTTAACAAGGGGGCTGGGTTTGAATGGTTTTCCTTCCAGGTGACGTCATGAGAGTTTCGTCTTCCTCCTCTAGGGTTTTCACAGTTTTCCTTCTGCTCGTTTGATAATCCAGTACGAGGCTGGGCACTTCTCTCATCCTAAAAGGCAGGGTTATGAAATCCATTTAAGAGCCTAGGGGGCCGCTCAAGACCCCTTAAAGGATCTATAAGCGGCCATGGCTGCTCCACCAACTTTGGTAAAGACAGGGGCCATGTTGAGCGCTGCCTGGACAATCTCGCAAGCGAGAGGGTCACAACGGACAACGGGTGCATCAGTAATAAACACCGTACCGGACTGAACATTCGGGCTCCCCTCCACATGGTAAACCAACTCTATATCAAAAGTTTGCGTACCCGCAGTGGCGGAACCACCCTGATATCCGATCACAACACTAGTCCAACCATCCAAAAACAGGTAGGTAGCATCGCCGGGCTGAACGTAAATCGCCGAAGTGGTAGACTGCATGTCCGAACCCCAATACGAGTCATTCGAATCACGGAAAGACAGGGCCTTAGGATCGGTCATCTTAGGATGGACCTCAAAGGTTTCCTCGGATAACTGAGTGCCCTGATATCTCGCATGATACGGAAAATCAAGTAAGGAGGTTTGGTCAACGCGCGCCGTAGAGCCACTCCCTGTATAGGGAATACCCATGGCTGCATACCAATTCTGAAGATTAAAATTTCCAGCTCCTGTTCCAAAGGCTGTTTGATTGCCAATGGAAGCGTTCTGTGGGACCCTCATCCTCTCATGAGGAGGGACGAGGGCTACGGTAAGAACGCCGGCCGCATTTGTCACAGCTGTCGTGTTCCGGATCCTAAGACCCCAACTCACAATCCTGTAGTTCACCAATTTATTGTAAAGTGCAACTGATGAATTCAGGATGGTGGCAGTTTGATAGGTATTCGCATCAGGCAAAGTGGCCGTAACTCCATTACTAATGTTGCTCCTACCAGAAAACACCGGCTGATAAAGGTTTGGCATAACCACACACTCAATCATACCAGCAGTATCATTAGAAAGAGAAACAATCTCACGAAGGGCCACAGTAGCCGTAGGAGCAAAATACTTATCCGGAACTCGGCAACCCAAAGCCATGTCGGAAAAAGGATTAAGAAGTGCCTCCTTGTAGTGTGCGGCATCAAATGCCGTACTCTTCAAGGAGTGAACCTTCCGGTTCTTCTTTTTCTTTTTCCCGGTCTGGGGATTATGGGTCACCACAACAACCTGTGGTTTGACCCCCTGTTTAGACACCTGGGGGACTGGGTGTTTCTTCGACTTCGTCATGCTCGGCGACGGTCCTGAGCAAAGCATTCCTGCAATTGAGGAAATTCCTAACCTTTGAGACGAACTCGATGTCGGGGTGATTCTGGATCTCCTTGAACCAATTTAAATCGGAACCAGGGTCTATCTTTGTATCACGAGAACACTCATAGAGCATCCTCTGCCAGGCGAAGAGCCAACTCTTCCAGTTACCGTCGGCATCCCTTTCAAAGGAATGAGAACAGAAATCAAGTCGAGAGGTGCCGAGTTGCTCGATATCACGAACGGGTAATCGAATGCTCCTGTAAGCCTCCCTCAATGATTCAAAATCTAAGGAATTCCACTCGAAACAGTCGTCACCAGCAGTAGATGCTATCGAACCGACACAGATTGCGCAACACTTCCTACCAATGCCGTTAGACGTGGTAGTCAAGAAATTGCCGGACCGCTGAACTCTAGCCCCTCTGGGAAAGTAAATAAACTTACCAGAATCTGTAATGCAAGGACAGGTCAACAAAGACTTCTTCCACCAATCAAACGCTCTATTAAAAGCGAATGTCGGCTCAATATCGTCATCGTCCATCGTCACCAGCATAGGCAAACGGGAGCACTCAGCTACGTCATCGGAAAAGTTTTTCTCCCATCCCGAGACGTCTGAAACAACAGGACCTTTGCCGAAAACATCATTCATGTCGTCGAACTGGAGTCCCATCATCCGGGCGTGTTCATCGGAAAAACCGATGCCCTTCTTGGTAGGCAAGAAGGGATAGCATTCACCCTCAGAGTGTGTAAAACCCTGAAAGAAACACCTCGTGACCAATTGGTCGACCAAAGACGCACCTGCTATGACTCTAGGCAGACTCTTCCGAACCGGCATTGCCTGGTTCTTCGGGAAGATTCTGTCAGGGTCTCTCAGACCACGACTGATCCATTCGCTTGGGCGTGAAGCGCAAGCATTGAAGCAATCATTCCCGAACAATATACGAGAGATTCTTTGCTTGGTGAGTCGTTTGATTTCATCACCATGTTGTTCAACGAGTCCTTTGTTGTCTTTGGAGAAGAGTCTGTAGGGGTAACCTGGACCGCTGGTGAGGTTGATTTCACCGATGCTATCTTCATAAGCCCCTTCAAAGTCCTCGTCGAAAGTTTCGAGGCCTCCGAAACGGAAATGCCAGTCAACTCCAACAGCTTTGTAGCTATCACCAAGCGCTTTGCTGCATTCTTGGATGTCTTTTCCGTCCAACCTGACTCCGGGGTACTTGTCCCCGTCGTGGTACTCGTCGACTGATTCAAGGAGCTTGGATTCGCCAAGATCGGGCATGTAGAACTCTTCTGAGATACCTGGGAAGGTTTCGTCGAAGAGGTCGACAACGCGTTGGTCTGGGCGTTTTCTGGGCTGGTTGAAGTAATTTCCGGCGCAACTACCGCAGGAGCGGTAGCTTTTGCCTTCGACTTCTTCGTCTGAGTATTGGTAGTTGGCTTTTCTAAAGAAATAGCTGCTGCCGGTGCTCTCCCCTCCGTCGGGCTCATCGGAGGGGGTTGAAAATCCTCATTAACTTTGGGAAGCTGTGAGTTTGCCTGTTTAGCCAGGCTGATCTCAGCTGTCCTTTCTGCCTTAAGCTTGAGGAGGGAAGCGAGTTGTAAACCCATTGCTTGTAAATCGGCACTTTCCTTTTGGATGGCTTTCTGCAACGGGTGAACGCTTGGTTTAGGCACCTCTGCCGGTTTAGGCTCCTCAGCCACTGGAAGGATTTCAGAAGGAATATTCATACACTCCTTATAACCACGACCTTGTGATGTTCCGGCAATATACTTAGCACGATCACTTCTGGTATCCCTAGCCTCACGACTAGAACGGCCCTCGTTACCGCCAAATTTACGGCTCTTGTTGACACCGGAACCCTCCGCTGCTTCTTTATCTGCAACTTCAAGTTCCGACTTAAGGAACCTTTGGACGTCTTCTAAGACTTCTTCCACGATGACCATAGTATTACTAGAACCCAAGGATCCCGTGTGGATGCCAGCAAAGTACCAAGTACCTGCCTTGTTAATGAACATCCCACTCCCGCTCCAGCCTTTGGTGGTGTTGACCTTATGGCCTCCAACACACTCGTTGTCACAGGGAGAATCGACCACAGGGCCACTATTCATCCAGTATCCACTCTCCTTAGTAACCGGGTTACCAGGTCCTTGGGAAAATAGATCGTCGCCATCAGTTATAAAAATCTTCCTCTGCTGATCACAACTCTTAAGAGAAGCCAAAGTAGGCAACATATACCCACCAGCCCTCGAAATATCACTGGGAGTCACTAAATAAATAGCGACGTCAGTATCATTGTTCTCAACATAACCAGACTTCATCCAGACCTCAGGCAACTTAACGTATTTCTGTTGGGGCCTTTCATGACTGTTAGCGGCAGAGAAGTGAGTTGCCTGATCCGCAACATGGGCACAAGTCCATATCAAATTGCGGGTGACACCGTCAGTTCTTCCGATAATGGAACTAAAAGTCCCAGTACCCAAGAAACACATCTCTGTGCCGTTCAACCTATAAAAGGTCACCTGAGAACGGAATCGGGGATCATTTGCGTTGATCATTCGAGTTGGGGCGGGAGACTCAGTAAAAGCCATCTCCTTTGTGGCTGTAACACCACTGATTTTGAAAGTCTGTACCTTCCTAGAGCCACACCATATGACAACATTCTCTCCATCAATTTGGGCAGTGACGCCTTCTACTTGGGGTTGGACTTTGAGTTTATAGCTAGGCCCGACTAAGGAATTCCAAATCCAAAAAGGAATTGAGTTCAAAGTCCACCAGGCATTATATGCATCAGAACGAAACCACTTATAGGTGCGTATCGTGCTTTTGATGGAAACCACCACAGCATAAAACAAACCCCAAAGGGATATAAGTGCCAATGTAACCAAAGTTACCACCTGCAAAAAGTGCTTCTTTGCCCACAGAAAAGCCATGGCACCAGCAAAAAGCTTGACCACATGCCAAATCACGTGAGGAGTAGTGCCGATAGTCCATTGCAAGTATGACAAGAAAATGTCACAACCTCCGCTGAGATACCGACCGAGAAACTCTATCTCACTCGCTTCTGAAACGTCAATCTTGTGTTCCGAAATCAAGGGAAGAATAGGGCTACTCTTCGTTGGCACGTAGTGATCATAGACCGCCTGAAAGTTTGCATCTGTCATAGACATAAGCATCTCCGAGGATCCAAAATCCGCACCTGTGCACAATGCCAAAGAGACGAGGATCACTCCAAATCTCAATAGCCACGCGGCACGCTGGTTGCTAGGTCTAACAATCTGACGACTGATAGCCTTAGCCACTGCGCGGCACACCCGCTTGTTTGCGCTATTAACGCCTCCACCGTTGTGGAACTCTGCGGCCTGCTGCTTTTTATCGCAGGCCACCCGAGTAGGGTTTGTGACGGTACCTTGAACCCCAACCAACGCCTCAGCGAAGGTCATGGCCGTTTTCCCCCCGTCTACAGAAGTACTCACGCAAATGTTCT